GGCGTTGCGGACAAACACGGTAAAGAGCGACCGGACCACGGCGGCCTGAATCTCGTGATCGGTGTATTTGCTGTATTGCTTGAGCAATTCGATGACGGCGGCCAGGTCGGGCACGCCACGGGTCTGGCCGGGGCGCAGTTTGCGATAGATGTGCAGCACCTGGCGGCGGCCGGCTTTGTCGTAAGCGTCAAGCGGGGTCCATTCGCGGGCCTTGAGGCTGCGCAGGTTGCCGGGGTGAAATTTGGCGACGTGGTAGCGGATCGGCGCGCCGTCGGCGTCTTTTTCGACGCCGGCCACCAGGGTGGCGGTGTCGCTCTGCCCCTGGGGATTGCAGACCCGGTCGGCTTCGATGAAATTGACGCGCAGGGTGTAGGGATTGCCGGGGCGCGCCTTGCGGGGCAGGTTGACGAAAATGTCGCCGGCGGACAGGGTGGAGCGCAGCACCAGATCTTGCGAGGCTAAAAAGCTGTGGCCGCGCTCGATATCGAAATCGTCGCTATAGGTGGCCAGTTTGAATTCTAGTTCGGCTCGGCGTTCCCAGTCATCTAGCTGTTCCTCGGTGAGACCTTTAAGGATATCGCGGCAGATAGAGGCGCGGGGTTTGAGCCCGGTGCCGACGATGCTGGTGACTTTGGTATTGATGGCGCCGGCGGCCAGGGGCGCGTTGCGCTCGAGGTCGCGGGAGCGGGCGCGCAGGTCGGGCAGATCGGTGAGGATCGCTTCGTCGGCGTCGCCGTCTTTAGTGGCCCAGCCCAGGGTCTGGCGGCGGTCGCGGCGAGCGCCGGTGTAGCCCCCGGCGATGGCCATCATCATACGGGATTGATAGCGCTGGGCGGCGATGGCCGGGGCGAAATAGCCGATGGCGCGGTCGAGGAGATTTTGTTTGACTTCGGGCAGCTTCATGGGGTGATAACCCCCATGGCCTGGATGCCGGTGCGGCCATTAGCGCCGGGGGAGAGCTTGCGGCACCAGTTATCCCACTTTTCGATATTGCGGGAGATTTCGGCGGCGTCGGCGCGGGTAACGGTGCGACGACTGCCCCCGAAGTCGAGGGTATAAGTCTGGTTGGCACTGACGGCATCGTCGGCGGCCATCCACAGGGCTAGTTTGGCTTCGGCTTGTTCGAGGGTAATTCCGGCCACGAGGCCTCCGGGTTTTTAGGTAATAAAGCGGTTTCCTAAAGTTCCGGGTAGAATACAGGAGGGAAAAGCACTAGGGGAGGGGGCTATGTCCGGCTATGACACAAGATGTTGTGTTTTCGATGGGGAAACTAACCCCGCCGGGTTGGCGGGGTTGGGTTCGGTGTCACTTGTTATCTCGATTCCCTCTTTTGTGCTGCCAGGTCCTCGCACATCAGCCGGTATTGTTCCACCGACCAGGCGGTAATGCGCATCCCCTGACGGCCCGGGGTGTCGTTGGCTTCGGTGAGGTCGGCGGATTCCACCAGCCGATACACTTTTTTGACTGAGCAACTGAGGAGCTCGGCGACTTTGACCGGCGTGAGCAGTGTGTTTTTCAGGATAAAATCGCGCTTGTAATTGGCGATTTCGGCATGGCTGATGGTCTCACGCATTGGATACTCCCCTTGAGTAAACGCGCCGCTGGGGCGCTATGACAGGTTCATTTTTTGTGCTGACGGCATGGGCCCAGCCGAGATATTGCACGAGGGCGAGGCCGTTGCTTTCACAGTCCCAGACGTGGTTGGCCTTACCGGCGGGGCATTGCCAGAGGTTGCGCTCGTCGCGGTATTCGACGCACATCTGGCGGGCGTAGTCCTCTAAATTGTGGTGCTGGGGTGATGCGGGATCGCGGGCCAGGGCTTTGAGCTGGTCGTGGGTATAGCCGCTATGCAGGACGAGGGCGCCGTTGTCGGTCTGGTCGATCTGCAGTTTGTTGGCGATCTGGTCTTTGTGGTAGTGGGTGTCGATGTGGTAGAGGTTGAGGCCGCCGGGGATCGGCTTGTTGTTGCCGGGGTAGCGATCGATGCGGCTGACGGTGACGGGCTGGGTCTTGCGGCCCTGGGCGCCTTTGGCGGGCAGGACTCCGCTGGTGCGGCACCAGGCGTATACTTCGCCGGTGCGATGTCCGGCGCTGTCGATGATGCCGGCCATGATGCGGTGGGGCTCGCCGTTTTCGTCGGGGTATTCGGCGGCGATGAGGACGTCGAGGGAAGTAAAGTCGCTGGCGCAGGCGCTGGGCACGTAGCCGGCTTTGACGAGGGCGCTTTTTAGGTCGATGCCGTAGCGCCAGGCGCGGATCCGGTACCAGAAGCCGTTGTCCTGGGTGTCGATGCTGATCTCCAGGGCGTCGGTCCAGGTGGGCACGACTCCGGCGGGGCGGTCGTCGCGCAGCAGGAGTATGGCGTCTTCTTGGCGGTCTTTGGTTTCGGCGGTGTAGTTGATGGCCTTGTAACCGTGGGCGAGGTCCATCAGCGCGGCGAGATCTCCGGAGCGGGCGCGGACGATGGCGGCGCCGATTTCGGCCATCTTGATGTTGGGCAGCGGGAAGGCGGGCATGTGCGCGCCGATGGATTCGGGGCGTTCAACGTCGGCCCCTTTGACGGCGACAAAGTCCCCGGCCTGGTAGGCTTCGGCGCGATCAGCTTCGTCCCACTCGACCCCGCAGGCGTTGCAGGCGTAGACAACGGAGTGCTCGCCGTGCTTGACGCTCTCGACGGTGGCACCCTCGGGGATGACGAAATGCTCGGTATCCATGAGGACGAACTCGCGACAGTGCGGGCAGCGGCTATGGTAGGCCCAGACCTGCTGGGCGGCGAGCATGCCCTTGTAAATAAATTTACCGGCCGGGGTGCTAGCCAGCAACAGTTTGGAGTCGTCGCTGTCGCGGCCGCGTTTTTTGAGCAGGGTGATGGAATCGGTTTCGCCGCCGGAGCGGTCGGCGTTTTTGTCGATTTCGTCGCCGATGCGCAGTTTGCCGTAAAACGAGGACAAAGAGGCCGGGCTGTTGGACCAGGCGGGGATCAGGCGCGGGCCGTGGTTGCAGCGCACCAGGGAGCGGGAGGTGTCGTCGGCGTAGCGGGACAGCAGACGGGCGGTGCGCGGGCTGGCCTTGAGGGCGGGAATGATGCGCTCGCCGAGGGCTTTCTTGGCTTCGTTTTCGCTGGGCATGAGCCAGAAGACGTTGCCGGAGTCGATACCGCGGTCGATCTGCCACATGGCGGCGTTGAGCAGCACCTGGGTTTTCCCGGCGCGCTCGACCATGCACAACCAGACTTCTCGGACCCAGGGCAGGCTAATGAAGTCCATGAGCTTTTTGGTGTGGGGGACGAGATCCTGCCGCCAGCGGCCGGGCTGGGCGTCGATCTCGGTGACGCGGCGGTGCTTTTCGGCCCACTGGCTGACGGTGAGGTCTTCGGGCACCTGCATGCGCTCGCGCACGGCCCGGGGCAGGGTGTAGCGGATCTGCTTGCCGGCGCAGGCGCGGCGCAGCGACTCGGGAAAGAAGTCGGGCAGCGGCTGGGCGAAGATGTCGGCGGCCAGGGCGGGTTGCATCATTCGGCTTCTTCGTCGAGGAAGGTCATGTCGATTTCTCCAGATTCGTACATGGCGCGAAAGGCATCGAAAAGGGCTTCTTCGAGGATCTTTTTTATTTCGGGGGTGCGTTCTAGCTCGCCCTTGGCGGCGTGGATGAGAGCGGGCACGGAGCGGCCGAGGTGGTGGCGGGCCTCGCCCATGATCTGGCCGACCAGGGCGCCTTCGCGTTCGAAGACGATATCCCGGGGAATCCAATTTTTATCCTCTTTACGGTTTTCCATTTTGCGTTTGTTGACCTCTAACTGAAGCTTTTCGATCTCCAGATCTTCGCGCTGGGCGGCTTTGTCGGCGGAGAGGTTGGCGGCTTTTTTGTCGTGGGCGATGATCTCGGCATATTTTTTTAGCTCTTTGCGCAGGATGGTGCGGTTTTCCTGCTGGCGGCAGAGGCCGTCGCGGATGTCCTGGGAGAATTTGCCGGCGGACGGGTACGGCTTGCCGAAGCGGTTGTGCAGCCAGGCGAGGGCGGCTTTTTGCTGCTCGAATACCTCGGGATCGGCGGCGGCTTCGGCGGGGAAGTAAACCGGCCAGAGGCGTTCGACAACGTCGTGGAGGCCGTTGCGCGCGGCGTCCCAGTCGCG